ACCATTGGCGCCGGCCGCCGCCAGGTTCCCAGCTACGCCGCCCCCGTGACCGGCCCCGGGCAGATTCAAGCCCTCGACGCCAACGATATAAAGCAGCTTGACGGCCTCAACGTTCAAGGCACCATCCGGGCAATCTACTTGCGCGGCAATCTTGCGGGCGTTATTCGTCCGGACGGAACCGGCGGCGATATTGTCCAAATTGCCGGGCAAGATTGGCTTGTCGTCAAGGTGCTGGAAGGCTGGCCCACTTGGACCAAGGCCGCCATTGTTCTACAAATGCCGGGGGCATAATGTACAGTTCAAGCATTACCGTTGACCAAGTAATTGACGCCCTGGCGGACTTCCTGGCGCCCTTCGTGCCGGCCGCCCAAATCGTCCGGGCTCAAGTTAACCGGGTTCCCATGCCGTCAAATCCGGGCATCGTGCTTACCGAATTGAACCAAGTCGACTTGAGCGTTCCGGATACCGAATACCAACCGGACGACAGCACAGCCACAATCAAGGGGCCGACGCGCATCGACGTTCAAATTGACTTTTACGGGGAGCAAGCAAGCGAGTTTTGCAAAACCGTGAAAACCGCTTTCCGTTCGCATTGGGGATTCTCGCATTTTCCGGCGAACATTAAGCCGCTGTACACGTCCGACGGCATTCAAGCCCCGCTTGTTACGGGGGAACAGCAGTACGAAAGCCGATGGACGTTAACGGCATCTTTGCAATACAATCCAATTGTTACGGTTCCCCAAGACTTTGCCGACGTTCTTGTTCCAAACAAGATTTTGCCGGCCGACGTGGTGGCACCGTGATTGCGGATTACCACTTATTTAACGAGGTGAACAAATGACTATCCCGGCCAGTGACATTGTTGTCGTCAACCCCGGCGTCGTTGGTTCCGGCGGTAATCCGCTGGCTCTTAACGGCGTCATGCTTTCCCAATCGGCATACCTTCCGACCAACGCTGTGCAATCCTTCGCCAGCGCGGACGCCGTAAGCGCCTTTTTCGGCCCCGCTTCCGCGGAGTACGCACTAGCGCAAACCTACTTCCTGGGCTTCGATAATTCGACCGTCAAGCCCGGCACCCTGATTTTTGCCCCGTTCGTGGCGACTGCCCGTGCCGCCTGGCTGCAATCAGGCTCCCTGGCCGGTATGACCCTGGCGCAACTGCAAGCCCTTTCCGGCATCCTTACTGTGACCATGAACGGCACCGTGAAGACGTCGACCAGTATCAACCTGGCAACGGCTACCAGTTTCAGCGACGCGGCCACGAAGATTGCCGCCGGCTTCACTGGCGGCCCGACTGTCACCTGGGACGCCATCAAGTCCGTTTTCATTCTGACTTCCAGCACCACGGGCGCCGCTTCCACCATGACCGAAGCGACCGGCACCCTGTCCGCCGGCCTCAAGCTGACCAGCGCGACCGGCATGCTCCTTTCCCAAGGCGACGACGTTGATACGCCGGCAACCTGCATGGATATGGTCAAGAGCAAAACCCAAAATTGGGTCGACTTCATGACCATTTGGGAGCCCGTGACCGCGGACAAAACTAACTTTGCCGTTTGGACGAACGCGCAAAATCAGCGTTACGCCTATATCGTTTGGGACACCGACGCGCAAGCCATTATCAACGGTTCGACTACGAACTTCGGATACTTGGCGAAAACCGCGGCATACGACGGCGTCGTCCCGGTCTACAACACCAAGGAGCTTGCGGCCTTCGTGCTGGGCTCCGTGGCGTCCATCGACTTTAGCCGCACCAATGGTCGCATTACGGCCGCCTTCAAGTCCCAACCGGGCTTTACGGCCACTGTGACCGACCAGCAGATTGCCGCCAACCTCTTGGCGAACGGCTATAGCTTCTATGGCGCCTACGCGACGGCCAATGACAATTTCAACTTCCTGTATAACGGCCAAATGACCGGCAAATGGAAGTGGCTGGACACCTTCGTGGACCAAGTCTACTTGAACAGCCAATTCCAATTGGCCTTGCTGTCCCTGCTTACCAGCGTCAAGTCGATTCCGTACAACGAAAGCGGCTATAGCCTGATTCGTGCGGCCATGATTGACCCGATTACCGCGGGCCTCAACTTTGGCAGCATTCGCACTGGCATTACCATGTCGGCGTCGCAAAAAGCGCAAGTGAATCAAGCCGCCGGCCAGGACGTGTCGACCATCATTGAACAGCAGGGCTATTACCTGCAAATCCTTGACCCGGGCGCCCAAGTTCGCGGCAACCGCGGCACCCCCGTTATCAACTTCTGGTACACGGACGGCGGCGCGGTGCAGAAGATTAACGTCGCATCCATTGACATCATGTAAGGGGCCAGAAAATGGACAATTCTACTATCACCAGCGCGAACAGCGTGTTCACCCTTGTGGTCGCGGGCCTGTTTCCGGCCCCCGTCCAACTCCGCGGCTATGCCAGCGACAAGGCTTTCACCACGGAAGCGGTCGACTTGGCAGAGGTCCAAATGGGCGTCGACGGGCGTATGACCGCGGGCTTTGTCCCAAACCCGGTCAAGCAAACGATTACGCTGCAGGCGGACAGCCCGAGCAAGGACATTTTTACCGCCGTCATTCAGGCCATGAAGACGGCCCGGGAAGTGTTCTATATCTCCGGTTCCATTTCGTTACCTTCGACCGGCGAATCCTTTACGCTTACCCGCGGTGTGCTGACGAACGCCAAGCAGATTCCGGACGCGCAAAAGGTCTTGCAGCCGGTCGACTACGTCATTACCTGGGAGTCGGTCAACCGCTCCTTGCTGTAACCAGTTAGCCCCGGGCAGGCCCACAAAGCCGCGTTGCCCTCTCCCGACGCACGCCCGGGGCACCTATCACCAAGGAGAGGTTCACGATACGGAGAGGTATCACCATGGCACGCAATACAGCGAATTACACCGTTACCGACGAAGGTCGGGACCAAGGCAAGGTTTTTGTACTTACGGAAATGCCCGCCAGCCGGGCGGAATCCTGGGCAATGCGGGCGCTTCTGGCCCTCATGGCTGGCGGTGTGGAAGTCCCGCCAGGCTTTGACCGCATGGGCATGGCCGCAATGGCTGAAATGGGCATTAAGGCCCTTGTCGGCCTGAAATGGGAGGTTGCGGAACCGCTCCTAGCCGAAATGTGGTCGTGCGTTCAAATCATGCCGGACCCCACGAAGCCGCACGTTATCCGCAATCTCATTGAAGATGACATAGAAGAGATTACGACCCGCATCAAGCTACGGGCCGAAGTGTGGAAGTTGCATACGGGTTTTTTGAAGGCCGTCGTCCACTCAATCTCCGAAGGCTCCCGGCCGGCGGCGGCCAGCAAAAAGGGTTCGCGGAATACGTGAACATTTCGGCCCCCATAGCGACGCTACTGTCCAAACGCATGGCAACGTTGCATGAATTGGATACGGTCTATGGGGTCCAAGACGTCTACGATATGCTAGAGGTAGTAACGATAGACGACTACAATAACGCCTTGGCGAACCGGGAATAATCCACATGGCTACAATTATCGACAGCTTACTGGTAAAACTTGGCCTTGACTCTTCGGAGTTTGAGGCCAAGAAGTCCAAGGTCGACAAGGGCCTTAAGGATACCGGCGCCGAAGCGGAAAAGACCGGGTCGAAACTCAAGAAGTCCGGAAAGGACGGCGCCGACGGCTTTGAGAATGTAGCCAAAAGCGCCGCCAAATTCCTTGCCATCATCGGCGGGACAATGGCCGTAAAGCGGTTCATTGAAAACCAGATAGAAGCAAACGCGGCCCTTGACCGCTTCGCGCAAAACCTCGACCAAAGTGTCAATAGCATTTCCGCATGGTCCAATGCCGCCGAACTGGCCGGCGGGACCGGGGAAGGCTTGCAAGGCACTATGGACATGCTCAGTAAGTCGCAAACTGAATTGCAGCTTACCGGGCAATCCTCCCTTATCCCGTATTTCTCCGCGCTGGGCATGAGCCTGGCCGATACGCAAGGCAAAGCCCGCCCCGTCAATGACCTGTTGCTAGACCTGTCCGACCGCTTTAGTAAGATGGACCGGACCACGGCCAACAACATGGGCCGCATGATGGGTATTGACCAAGGCACCATGCAACTTTTGCTTAAGGGGCGGTCGGAAGTTGAATTGATGATTGCCCGGCAAAAGGAGTACGGGGCCGTAACCAAGCAGCAAGCCGAAGAGGCCAGCCGCTTGCGTAACGCCATGGTTTCCAGCCGGCAAAGCTTTGAAGCGTTCGGCCGCGAATTGCTGTCGGCCGCTACTCCGGCGCTGGAAAAAATGTTTGCCATTTTCGCGGACTTCGGCGCCTGGATTCGGGAAAATAAGGAATTCGTGCAAACGTTCCTTACCATCATTGCCGTCGGCCTGGCTGGCATCGCCGCGGCCACGATTCCCATTAACTTGACTGTGGTCGCCGTGCTGGCGCTGGCCGCCGCAATCGCCGCCCTGTGGCAAGACTATCAGACATGGAAGCGCGGGGGCGATAGCTTCATTGATTGGGGCAAATGGGAACCCGGATTTAAGGCCGCCGGCCAGGCAATCAAATGGCTTAAGGACTTGTTGGGCGACATGGTGTACCGTGCAATTGCCGCGGCCGACGTGCTGTCCGCCGTGTTTGAACGCGATTGGAAGCGGGCCAAGTTCGCCGCCGGGGAATTCTTGAGC